GCGGAACTACAGTCACAGCTACAACAGAGCGGCTTAGAGGCTAACTTAGGAATGATGGACTTAGCCAGTAGGTTACGTCAACAACGTGACAGAGGTCTGATGGAAACCTTAATGGGTAGACAGCCTACACTACAAGAGCAAGCATTAGGTCAGTATATAGGACTTGACCCCACGCAGTTAGTACAAGAAGGTGCTATTAATCCTATATTAGATTTTGTTGGTGGTCTTTTTGGTGGCAGGGGCGGTAATAATGTTTCTGACCAAACTAATGCTGAACTTGACGCATTGATTGATTATGCGCAAAATATGCCTAGTTTTGAGGAACTATTAGAATCATCACGAGAGAACACATATACAACAATGCCTGTTAATTTAGGAGGATAAACAATGGCTACAGACATAATGGGATTACTGACAGGCGTATCTAAACAGGGTGTTAATCCTATGCTTAGTCAGCTTACTCCTGCCCAACAAAGAATGGAGTTTGGTAGACAAGCTGTTCAAGGTATGCAACGTGGACTGTTAGGCGGTAAAGGTACTGTACAAGAACAACTACAAGCAGGTGCTATTAATAAACAAATATCTGATTTGAAAAAAGCCCAAGAAAGTAGAGAAAAATTAGCAAACGCTTTACCTGCCCAATATTCTGGTTTGGCTGATGCTGTTAGAAATAATATGGATGGTGCTGTAAAAGAAGCATTAGAGGTTCTATCGAGAGAAAGAAAACAACCTACACCTACATCACCAGACAGAGTAAATTTAGTAGACTTAGATACCGATGAAACAGTAGGTACAGCCGTTGAAATAGATGGTAAATTATATAAAGATGGCGTAAATAACACACTAATACCTATGACACAGGAAGAACTAAGTAAAGTTGGTGTTTCTACTTCCTATGTAAGAGAACAAAAACCTTTAGTTCGTACATACCCCGACCCTACAAAACAGGCTTTTGGAGATGCAACAGTAAGTGCGCTTTCGCGTTTAAACGAAGAAACCAAAAGAACAGCCGCATTGGGAAATACTGCTATTGACACTAGAAGAAACGCACTAGCAACGCTTGAGGCAGTAAATACAAATCCCAATACAGGTACATTAGGCGGTACTCGAATGGAAATTTTTAGGTTTGGACAAGATTTTTTCCAAACTTTAGGAATAAATGTTCCGAAATCTTTCACAGAAAGCACCGCAAATATGGCTTCATATCAAAAACTTGCCGCAGAAGGTCTTAAGCCTTTAATTGCAGAACAAGGAAGAGGTTTTACGGATAAAGACTTACAATTTTTCTTAGATAAAGTTCTTCCTAGTTATAAGCAATCATGGCAGTTCAACGAACTAGCAGGTAGTTTACAATTAGAAGAAGCAAATCGTCATATAGCTGAATCTCAATTTGCGGCAAGCAGAGAAGCCTATCATATAACTAATGAAAAAGTACAAGAAACATCTCATGCAGGTGTCTGGGCAGATTATTTAGATAAATTACCTTATGGGTATCTTGATAAAAAAGCAACTAAAATAATAAATGGTCAAGAAATTAAATATACTAAATATGCTGTAGAAAACGACAATGCTAAATTGTGGGAGTATTGGAGAGAAGGAATCCCTAAAGGTTTAACTATGAAAATAGGAGAAACCGTAGATAATTATACTTGGGAACAGCTAGAAAGTCAAAGAGCCTATCCAGAGTATAAAGATTTAACGCTAACACAAATATTAAGCAAAGCTAAAGAAGATGGTTTAATAGTAGGGGCTTTTTACTAATGAGCGAAACAACAACACCTTTAATGCCTAAATTAGATATTTCTGCTGAGGCAGTTGAAGAAGAAATTTTAATTCAACCTATGATGCCAAACTTAGGTATTGATATTCCTAATAAAGCCATAGAGGAGATGCCTCCGCGAACGTATTATACATCTGCGCCCTTGCCGACTCTTGATGACAGCGATTATACACCTAGACCTCCAAGAACTTTTGGTGACAAAGCAGGGGAGTTTTTTGATGATGTAGCGTATCGTCTTTCTCCTTTTACAAATATTGCAAACGAAATAGCAAACTCTGTTAATGCGACTGTATATGGCGGTGGATACAATATAATAAAAGCAATTGTAGAACCAATAGGCATAGATATGCCGCCAAAACCTTCTGTTTTTGAAAATCATTCTTATATTAGCAACCCCGATGCTAGAGATTTTTATGATAAAACAGGCGATTATATTGCTATAGGCGGTGTGTCTAATGCTGTAGCAAAAAAGTTTGTAAATCAATTAGGACAGAATTTCTTTAAATATACAAATAGTGGTAAAAGACTAAACCCAAATACAGGTAAACCTTTTACAGAAGTCGAAGGTAAAAGAGTAGGTATTTTAAGAACATTATCTGAACAACCTTTAAGGGGAGAAGTAGACTTAGCTATGCGTATGGCTACAGGAGGCGTGGTTGCTAGTGAATTAACAGGGTCGGACAGCCTAGCTGTAACAATTCCTGCGGAAATACTTTCTGGTGTGCTTTTTAGAGGTAAGAATACTTACTTTGATGTAGAAACTGGTTTTACACGAGATGTTGACACAGGACAAGCTGTTGCAAACGAAGAGATAATAAATCAATTTTTAACTAAATTTAAACTAAAAGATTTAGACACAGCTACTTCTATTGTTAGAAGTAATGCAGTAGACCCTTATGAAGCCCTTTTAGCTTTACGCGCTTTAGAACAAGCGGAAGCACAAGGAATAGATAGCGGTTTATCTGTTGCTCAAAACATGAATGATTCTGGTCTTTTTATTCTTCAACGTGCTTTAGGTATTGAAGACCCTATTTTTGCAGGAAGGATTGACCAACAGCTAGACCATATACAGTTTTCTTTAAGTAAAGAACTCAATGAACTTCTTAATCCAAACACAGGAACTTATAATTGGGAAGCACTAGAGCGTGTATTGCCTCAAATAGAAAAAGACCTTCTTTCAGAAGTAGATGATAGGGTCAGAATAGCCAGAGAATCATTAGAAGCCTTGTTACCTCTTTATAAAGGTGATGTTACAAAAATGTCAGATGAGTTTGCACTGCAATTTAAAAAACTTTATGATGACGTTAATTTACAAGAAGATGTTCTATGGAGTCCTATAACTAAGTCTGGTCTTCAACTAGATACAGTTAATTTTAAAAAGGCTATACTGGATATTTTAGAGCAGTCTAACAGTCAAACAAAAATACCTGTTAAAGAGTTTTCGGAATATTTAGGAAAAGGTTTAGTCCGTACTGCTGATGGTTGGAAAGCCGTACCCCTTAATTTAAAAGGTGACAAGAAAAAGCTGAAAGAACTGGGTTTAGAAAATACATATTTCCCAGAAATAAATATGGGAGACAAGCAATCACCGCAGGTTCTAAAAACAATAAGAACTACTATGAATAACTATGTTCGTAACAATACTGATAATCAGTATGACATGAACTCTTTAATTAAAGCACAGCAAGCGGCTGTAGATGTTTTAACCGACAACCAAGGAAATGTACCAGAAAGGTTTAAAACACTATATTTGACAGCAACACAGTTTTCTAAAAAAGTACATAACACTTTTAAAGGTGGTGGTATAATATCTAAAGTTGTCACCGCTGACCCAGAGAAAAAACTAGAAATAGCTGTAGGCGGTGGTACAAAGTCAGAAACTACTATGAATGTTGTAGCAAGAGAATTTGATGAGTTGATGGGATTAAGTGCAGGGGAACTGCCCCCTACCCCCAGAACTTATGAAGCACAGTCTGGTATGTTAAAATCTGCGGAACAGTACCTGTTAGATAAATTTGCTAAAGAAGTAGATGTATCTGATGTGGCTTCGTTTGATTTGTTTTTATCCACACATAAAACATGGATTCAGCGTTTCCCAGAATTAGGTAAAATAATTAGAGAGGCGAGAGTAAAGGCTATAAAAGCAGGAGCAGAATTAAAAGATGCAGAACAGGCACAACAGGCGGCAAACTTAGATATCTTTGCAAGTCTGACAGGTCAAACACCAGATGTTGTTATGGACAATGTTTTAAAAAGTGCTAATCCTTTAGAAAACGCTAGAAGACTACGCCTCATGCTAAATCAAGATAAAGAGGCTTTAGCAGTATTTCAAGATGGTCTATCAAGACGTATTGTAGCACAAGCTATGGAGAATGTTGCTTTACAAGTAAAAGGGGTAGGTAGAAACCAAGAAGTAGCGACAAGAGGACAACTAGAAAGAAGCATAAAACAGCTAGACCCTTTGATAAGTGTTTTTAAAACAACAGAACAACAGAAAGGTTTAGACTTGCTTCTTAAACGTCTTAAAGCCGTAGAAAATGATTTATCTTCAAGAGGTAGTAATAATCTAGCAATCAATAAAATGACGAACCTAGCAATGCAGTTGACTGCTAAACTAGCAGGTGTAACAGCAGTTAATAAACTATTCGGTTCTCAATCTATTGTATTAGCAGGTGCTTCTTCAAAAGTAGCTGAAAGTTTTGTTCAGAACTTAACTTTTGGTCAAACTAACGCAATTCTAAAAGAGGCTTATAAAAATCCCGAACTTATGAAAATATTGCTAAGTAGGGAAATAACAGATGCACAGCTTCAAATGCTAAAATCTAAGAAATTTAAAACAGGTCAAATAATTTTCAGAGGGTTAGTCGGAGAAGCAATAGAAACCTCAAATCAACCACCAGTTATTGAAGAATAAACAAAAGGGGGCATTACGCCCCCTAAGTTTTATCTTACACTATCTCACATGCTCCACCCACACAGGCTAATTCTTGAGAGCCTGTCGTGTTGTCATCCTTCTCATACTTCTCTAACTCACTCCAATCTACATCACTTGGCATACCTTTAACCAACTCTCTGTATTTATCATAAGTTATATCTTCATAGGGGGCTTGCTGATAAACATGGTCACTCACAGGCAACAAACTTATCCCACTCGTAGCATCAAAGTTTTCCCAAATCCACTGCGCTATCTGGAGGAATTCGTCATCTGTGTAATACACAGTGATACTTGGCTTATGCTCACACCAATGGTCTTGGTACTTCTTCCAAAGTCTTAGCTGTTGCATAGCACCTACCTCTTTCACCACTGTACTGTTCTTAGGTGACTTGGTAGGGAAACTAAACACCTTTGTAGATTTGTTCATTACACAATCTTCTACAGGGAATCCTGCTTCCTCCATGTATTGTGCCAGTGGGTCTTTCTTGTCTGAACGTACTCTTCTAATGTAGTACTTGCTAAAACGAGGATGAATCCCAGAAGCAGAATCAACAAGCTGAGATACAGTGCCGCTTGGCTTAACACAAGTAATAGCCGCAGACTGATTAATGCCAAGTTTATAAGCCCACTCTTTGTTAGTCTTAATAGTAACATCCTTCATCTCCGTAAGCCAACGCTCTAAGTCCTTACCATCTTTACCTAGTAAGTAGTGGTCACATATCCCTGTTAGGCTGACACCCAATAGGGCTTCCTCTTCTGTATTTCTCTTCCATACATTCCGTAAGTATCGGAAGTCAGTCAAGGTAGCCTGTAGTGTACCTATGATTGCCGCGACCTCACACTTACGCTTCAAGTCTTTGAGGTCATCTTCTGGGCGTACCACAATCTCTGACAGGTTACAGAACTGATTACTGCGTAGGATAATCTCAGAGCAAGGGTTAGTACCAAAGTCCTGCTCACTGTCACGCCTACCATTCCTAGCGGCTACCTTCTGTGCCGCGATACGGCTGAATATGCCACGCTCCCCTGCCTTACTTTCATACATAGTCTGCATCTCAGACAGGAATGATTCAAAGTCTGGCTTCTCTGTGTACGCTACACTGTTGTTAGCCAAAGCTCTCTGACCTTCGTTACGCCACCAGTCACCATACTTAGCTTTAGCCATGCGAGGGTCTGACAGGTTGGACAGGGAGATAAGGGCTGACCTACGTACACCACCTACGACCACAACCTCTGCAATCTTACAGCATATATCATGGCACTCAATACTGGTCAGCTTGCGACCCTGTGCCTTTTGGAATATACCTACACAGAAACTAAACAGGGCTTCCAAAGGTTCAGCACCACTAGCACGACCACCGAATGTCTTGAGTCTAGCGCCAGATGGGCGTACCTTGTGCATATCCCACTTAGGTATTTTCCCTGCATACAGTAAGCTGATTAACTCTCTGAACGCAGAAGCCCAACCAATCTTGCTGTCAGCTACGACAATGGTGCTGTCACTAGGATGGAACTCCTCTGCGACTATGGGTAGCTTGTTGATGAAGTTACGCTCAACACTAAACCCTACACCTGTACCGCACATCAAGACGTACATCAACTCGTCAAAGCAACGAGGCGAATCAATGTGTAGGTAGGAACAGTTGAACCCTGCTACATTGTCTTTGTCCAACGCTTCCCCTGCTGTCATCAGACAACGCATACTAGGCATGACTTCCAGATTGTATATAGCATCATATATCTTCTTGGCTTCTTTGTCGGTAATCTGCTTACGACCTAGCCAGAAGTCAACGTAACGCTGTACTGTCTCTTCCCATGTCTCCCTTCTGCCTTTCTCTGGCAACCATCGGGCATAACGGCTCTTATGAATAAACTCTTGATACTGATTCACTTACTCTTCTCCTTGTTCTTAGGTTTGTCTTTCTTGCCGAATATGGCATCGTAGTTACTAGCATACTTCTTAGGGTCTGTAGGGCGTTGGGATGAACCCTTGCCCCCATGTGTCTGACCCTTCATTGGTCTCTGGTCTCTACGTCAATTAGTTTATTTAAGTACCACTGGGCTTTCTCTAAGTCCTGTACTACCTTGCCTTTACGCTCGTAACGCCACAGGTACTTCATGGTGTTGCCCTTTAGATAACCCTTGAACGCAAGGGGTGTCATGCTTTCCTCTATGGCTTCAATACATTCTATGTTACCATAGTTGTAATGCTCTGGGCTGTTTACATCATCAAAGTCTTTTGAAGTCCAACAATCTGCAAAATCTCCTGCATCATTAGTAACTTCATTGCCGTAGTCCTCAGTGCTGTCGTACACATACTTAGAGTTTAAGCGTTTCATGTACTCACCAAACGTAGGCTCACCTGTTTGTGTTCGTTTAAAGTTCATTCTATTCCACTCTTCGGGCGTTGCATCGTCAATACTCATTGTAATCATCCTCCGTAAATAAATCTCTGTGTCTAATTAACCTATCCTCAAAAGCCTCCAACAAGTCCTCAACAGAGATGTCTAAGGTTTCAAGCACTAGCACTGCATCGTACTCTCTTGCTACGGCTTCCTTTAGTTCCTCCAATGTATGTGACATCGTTACTTTCCTTCTACATATTTAACAAGTTCTTGTGCAGTATGCAGGGTGTAATGCTTGAAGCCCTCCTTGTCGCACCAGTGTCCCATCGTTATCTTACCACCCTTACGAACTTTCTTGTTAGGGTTAGATAGTAAGAATACCAATTCCCAACCATCTTCTAATATTGTATCACGAATTGATTTATATTTCAAGGTGTCACCAACACGAAAGAAACCTTTTACCTCCACCATAACCTTATTCTCTTCATGCACAAAGTCTGGTTTGTACTTCCTGTAGACAGTGTAAGGTACGTCATACGGCTCGTAGGTAAAGCCCTTGCGTTTAACTTCCTTGGAAAACTCTTTCTCAAGGGCTGACCTATATTTGTTTTTAGTTCGCTTCATTTAAGTCCACCTCAAATACTTTAGGTTCATTTGCAATGTGACTAAAGTACCGCACACCAGTAGAGTATAGGAAACCTCTTAAGTCTGGATAGCAATGCTTCTTGTACGGACAGTAGGAACACTTGACGGCTAACTTCATATTACCAGACTTACCATCGGGTACAGGGTCAGCACAGTATCCCTCTGGTTCGTCACCCTTAACCATCTCCTTAACGTGTATTATACGCTCCTCTATGTCCCCCTTAATGGTTTTATGGACAGGGGCTTGGGTATCCTCTAGGTCGTACTTAAGTACTGTCAAATGCCCATTAGCTTTGTCCATAGCCAACCATCCAAAGTCCTTCTTGCCCTGTGCATGGGCGTAGGCTTTTATCTGGTCAACGTAACCAAAGGAATCATCATACGCCAGTGTACCATCCTTGAACTTCTTGAAGGCGTAGGAACTAGCAGACTTAACATCAATAGTCACACCATCAATGGTACAGTCCATGTGTCCCTTGATGCCCTGCACTTCACACTTCTTCTGCTCGTCAGTGACCTCATGCCCTGCCATACGTACAAGGAATAGAACCATCTCTTCAATCACATGACCATACATAAACTTGATGTAGGTATGTGGGCGTATCTTCTCACCTGTGTCCGTACCATTAGCTACGTTCCACAAGTATCTGTCATCACGACCAATGTTTGACAGGCGCAAGGTTCTACCATCTTTCTTCCTGTCCCTAGCAAACTCTGTACGCATTAGGGACTTCATGGCTTCACCGAACTTCTCTATCTCTGCCTCTACATCTACAGAGTCCTCTGCCTCTTTTGTCTCCATCAGTCGGTAAACATCGTCTACCAATGTATGTATAGATTTACTCATCGTCAATATCCTTAAAGGCTTTTATAACATCAGTTGAGAACAGCTTCTGTAGGTTGACCAAGTACATACGGCTTGCGTTGTGGTCGCCACCAGATACAGTTCTAAACTTGTCAAGTTTACTTACAATCTTCTTAAGCACATCCGTCTTGAACACTAGGGTACAGTATTCATTGTCCCCTATGCACAGGTTATGAAACCAGTAGTCTGACTC